TCTGAAGATCACCCTTTGATAAATTAGAAAAGCAATCCAATGATCCGAAATATACTGTTTTGCGAATGATTCTGTAACGTTTTTCATTCCTGTCATATCTTTGACAGCCTTTACCAATGTTGTTTGCATAGTGATGTAATTTATAGGTTATTATCTAAAACGTATTCTTTTAAAACAATATATTCTTTGTAGTTGATTAATTCTAAATCAAACATGTTTCTAACGTTTACACTCGAATTGTCATTATTGTCTTTACAGAACTCAAAGAACATGCTTTTTAAATCTTCTAATGTTTTCATGATAGTATATTTTTAGATTCTGTCAATGTGAGATAAAGTAATAATATTATAATCGTCGCACCCAAAATAATTACAGTATATTTCTTTAGCCTTTTTTACAAAATAATCATATCCCATACAAGAAATAGAAATTTCAGTTATAAATGTAATTTTAGGATTTTCGGCTGTTTGTCCATAAATAATTACATTGTAAATTAAACCACCTTTTTTATCAAGTGTCCAAGTTCCAAAAGTTAATAAAGTTTTCATTATGATGTGTTTTTGTGTTACCACCCCAATAGGGGCACGCTTTGAGCCTAAAACCTTTTTTAAGTCGCTCAAACGACTTTAAATGTCCATATCAATGTAAAATAAATGGAATGGTATAATTCTGTAAATTCTATTAATAACCATCATTATTTTTAATGATTTTAAGGTTAAAACGGTTGCTTTGTTATCTGCATAATAAAGCCTTTTAAACTCGGTATTAACATCAACATGCTGTTTATTGTCTCTAATTTTTAAAACTGCTTTTCCAAGTTTTAAAATATCTCTGTTAAGTTCCTGATTTGTCATGATTATAAAATTTAAAAGTTATTTATTTTCTGCCAACATTCTAGCAACCGCTTTTGCTATGCAAGTATGAGTGGAAGGAGAATCATGCCCTTCTAACGCTATTAACAGTGTCGTGTTTATTGGCGCATCATCCCACCACCATCTACCACCAGAACCCATATGATTATAAGGAATTTTGATTTTATTTAAATGTTCATCGCCATTATTTAAAGCTTCTTTTATACTTTCAACTGTAAGACTACTTAAAACAAAAGCTTTTGTGCTTTCCGTTGCAAATTGTAAATAATATGCATGGTGCAATTCGTTTGAATTTTCCATATACTCACTTCTTGTTATTTTTTTTAGATTTTCCATGATGTTTATTTTAAAGGTTGATGTTTGTTTGATTAGATTGATTTGATGTAAGATTGGTACTGTACTGTATTTTGCAATACTGCAATATTTTGAGTGTAGACAATTTCTCTATCTGTTTGAGCATTGAAACCTGAAGCAGTTTTTTCTTTGAAATAAACATAAACTGCAGGTTTTCCAGTTTTACCGCATGTAACACCGTATTCTATTGAAACGATCTTTTTTGTTTGCGGAACATCTTTAATTTTAGATTGTCCGAAAGAAGATAAAGAGATTAAGATAATTGCTGATGTAAGGATTAATGTTTTCATGATATTTGTGTTTTAATTGTTAGTGTTTGACAGAGCAAATGTACAACCCTTTTTTAATTACACAAACTTTTCTTTATCTTTTTTACAAAGTTTTTTCAATAAAAAATGCGAACCCTTTATTTTATTGGGGTTCGCATTAAAATGTTTTTTTGTTATTTGTAGGATTATTTTACAACTAACGCTTTTAGGTATATAATATTATAAATAGATCATTTTATTTTTACAGTAGGGCTTTCTGAGTTGGTTAAATCGATACTTACATTGGTAGGAGTGTACACACCGCCGCCGGTAGCAATTCCAGAAGCTATTAACGGCCATTGCGAATTGATCTGTGTTTGAAGTAGGTCAATTTGCGTTTTCAACTCCTGGAACCTCACCGCTGAAAATGCGTCCCCATTGATCGAAGTTGTTCCATCCTTCCTGCAGTAAACAAATCCCAAAAACTCCCCGGGGGCGCTCAAGGCGTACATCCGTGACTCCCCAGGCTCAGCAAGTTGATTTTTATTTATGTACCCAATTATCACAGCTTCCTGCATATTGGATGTTTCGGCATAAATCGCGGTCAAATCTGGGTGAGGAGAACTATCAAAACCAAAAGGGTAACTTTCTTTTGAAGTTGCAGCTCCACTCATTGTGACAGATTTAAGTATGCGTTTTCCCAGTTCAATAGAAGAACTCTTTATTTTGGCTAATGAAATCATAATATTATTTTATAGTTGATTCAAAAAAAAAAAAAAATTAAATTCTTTGTCAAAAAAAAAAAAAAAAAAAATAATTATTTCAGAACTTACAAAATGTCGATGTTGTTTGTGTACAAACTATTATCTTCATTCAGGTGAGGTTCAAGATGGTGATCTTCATCACTGTGATTGTATAGAATATTTCGTATAACCGGACCGCCAGAGAATGATTCTGGAACTACCAAAGCCAGAGTTGTTGTATCGGAATCTTCATCAAACTTAAGCGTTATAGACTTAACCATAAATCTATTGTAGGCATAGCTGTAAATGTAGTGATTATGCACATTTACAATTTCACCTGGATAAATATCATCAAATAAATCCTGAAGCTCCACACCTATGTTGATATTCTTTAATTCACTTCCAATTTCATTTTCGGCTGCATCTTTAGTGTTAGTGTCCTCGCCAGAGGTCATAATTTTGGTCACAGGGCGATATTTTGCAATTAATGAGTTCTTAGCCGTATCAACAGTAGAAACTCCCGCATTTTCATCCGATGGCTGTCTAACGATACTCACATCGGAATGCATGTTCTGGCCGTTGAAATCAGCACTCATACCTAATGAGTTTTTCTTAGTAAAAAAGTATCTTGGCTTTTGCAAAAGATCAGGCTGAAACAAAAGCACTTCTCCTTTTTCGTTGTGAGTGATTATTATATTTTTCTGTCCGGCCAACTTGCTAAGATAATCTTTGATTGATTCAGATGGCATTGCAGCTATTCTACCAAAAATAGAATTTGCTTTGGCTTGTAAATCAGCGAAAGCAGATCTCTCTACATATTTTTGTTTTCTTCCTTTTAATGGAGAATTAACTGTGCTTATGGTAGTTGACTGATTTGAAATTAAAACCTTTATCCCAAACAACCCACATAGATTGTCCGCAATATCCTTTAATGATCTATTAGTGCTTTCCAGTGGATATGCACTAACCGGAATAGATACATCTTCCAATATTCCGCATTTCGCATATCCAGATACAAAAACCAGATTCCTGCCACTATCACTTTTAAAACGATGATTCAATATTGTACCTGTAAAAATTAACTCATCATTTTTGTTGAATATTTCAACATCCTTGTACTGTAGCGGTTTTAATAATTCTTGATGCTTTGGATCTTGAGCAGAAAACCTAGTAGAAAATTCAAATGTAGATGCGACGGAATCCAACTCTAAAGTTATTACTCCGGAAGTAAAAAAATCAACGTTTTGTCCTGATATTGTAATTCTCATTTATTTTGCATATTTGATTAGGCGGCCTTTTTCTATAGAAAACAACTCATTCAATTTAATATTATTTGTCTGGATCATAGTTGCAATGTTCTCATCATCATCATCCATACCTAAATAACGATGAGTTAGCAAAATTACGTTTGTTTTCTTATCTGTATAAACAATTCTCTCTCTTTTTGCTAAGAATGACATTTCATACAAATTAGCAACTGTATAATTTACCAATGAATTTAATTCAGTTTGAGTTGTGGCATCTGCATTATATGTGTTTTTAACATCGTACACAGAAACGCTTAATGTGTCCAGAGTAGCCATGTAATCCTCATAAATGTCAGCTATTTTAGATGTTACACTTTCTACATCAGAAACCAAAACATAATCACCAAATTGAGGATTAACTGCAACTACGCTCATTGATGCAATTGTAGATGCCGCTGCTGATTCAAAGTATTTTTTATCGGCCAATGTTTTTATTGATGCTTTTAACCCACGATATACACTTTCATAAGAGGCCATTCGACCCTTTACAGCCTGCTCATAAGTTGATGGCAAATCTAAAAAATTCTGTATCGATTGTATTGCATTAAAAGGATCTTCTAACAATTTATCAATTGCTTTTAGCCCAGAGTTTAATGCATTTTGAAATGTGGCATATGTAGAATCATTTTGAAGGTTTTTCATATCTCCGGCTATATCTACAATACTGGCAGAATTTTTTGAAATGTCAATAGGAGTGAAATTAACATTGGTAACATAAGACTGTGCGGCTGCAATATAAACCAACGAGTGTTTATCTCTGCTGTTATCTTTTACAGAAAAATTGGCAAAAGGATAATCAGCATCAATACTTTCCCAGAAAGGAACAGTAATCTCTGAAATATTCAAATTGTTATCATCTCTTTTTATGCTTATTGGCTGTCCAGAAATTATACCATAAAACGGATGAGTAACTGTCCACGGTCTTGGATCATCAGCCGAAATTTCAAACAAATCTGATTGCTCAATATTATCAGCGCCTTGAAAATAGAATACTAATGTTATTTTTCTGGATTTTGGTTTTTTTCTATCAACCAATGTTCCATAAACACTAATGAACTCAAAAGAAGATGTGTTATATTCTCTCTCAATTTCCCCGCCTTTTTGCAATGGAAAAAATGTTTTTCCATCTCCGGTTTTAATACTGAACTTTATATTTTCAATTCTTTCTACCCATGTCATAGCTTAATATTTTTATCTTGTTGATCTCAAAACCTTATTGAATTGAAATGTTGCATTTTTATTATAGAAACCTTCCATTTGTTTTGATGTTCTTATGGCTGCCTCTTTATTAAAATGAGTTGCCCGAGCATGAGCAGTATGTTTTTTTCTGTGTCGCATTAAAAAATCAAGTTTTATATCAACTTTTTTATCTTTACGGCCAGAGCTTATAGAGTTTACCTTTACCAAAAAACGTCCATTTTTAGTATTAATGAAAACTGGTTTATTTTCCATCTTACTAGAAACTAATCTCATCATGTTAGACTTTCCTTTTTTGGCATTTTTGTAACCTGTAGCCAAATTACCTTTTTTAAATCGTTCAGATCTTTTTACCAATCCTCTTGATCCTCTGGTTTTCCCAACATACATTGCACCATCATTATCAGCCCCTCCAACCTCGTTAGATTCCATACCCTCTAATGCTTTTCTGGACTTTAGTTCGTTTATTGGAGAGAAACCTACTTCGGAATACATTCCTTTTACTGAGAAACCAGATGCTCTTTTAACACCAGTATATTTTCTAAAAAAAGCAGGATTCCTAACAGTCATATTTAATTTAGCGGACTCAAGGATGTTTTTCTTTTTCATTTCAAATGCAGCATCATTCAAAGTGCTTCTAACGGCAGAAGGAAAGGCTGATCTATTCAACCTTTCCAACTTTGCTGTTAAAATTATATTAGCATTTGTGTTTACATCTAAAATCATGATATTCTATAGTTGCCATATTTTAGCAATTTCTCCACTGCCAAAATAGATATTACCGTTAAATCCGAATAGATTTCCATTTATACTACCATAATCACCTAAAACAGTTTTTGTTCCATCTGCGAGGTTATATGAGCTTAAAACACCCGTTATTAAAGTATATAGTATTTCGTTCTTTACAACCGCGTTTGAAGTTTTAACAAAAGTGTTATTAATATTAACTGTAGAAACAAATGTCAACGTAGCAGATGTGGCGTTATAAAGCAGTTTTGTTATAGTATAATCATTTGCAGTACTATTCATTCCATTTGTAACATAAAGAGCGCCCTGTTTTGCAAAAACATATGGCAAAAAATTACTTGCACTACTAAATGAAGTACCGGATAAAGCAACAGCAAAAGACTCACTCATGTCCACCAAATCAAACTGTCTGAAAAAATAATTATTTGTAGCAGGGATAAAACAAAAACAAATAACATATCCGTTAGATATAAACATATCGTTAACCAAAACAGTTCCATTTGAAACATCAACTCTGATTATTTGTTCCAGGTAATTAATGCTTGGAAGATCACTGATTAAATTTCCATCAGACTGATAATACATTTTATTACTATCATTAAATGAAAGAGGCAACCCCATAACAGTTGAAACCTGTTCAGATGCTGACAATAAAAATGTAAGAGGATAAGCCCTTACGCCAGACTGATCTAATATTATTAATAATTCATCTGAAGCATTAAATCCATTACTTGAAAAAGGATAAGATACAGTTCCAGTTCCCTCAAAGGTATATATGCCGCCATTAGAATATGATTCTGAAGCTCTTGCTATTAAAAAGTATTTATTTGGCAGAATATCAACATTTAATGGAATACTCCAAACAGACCCGGTTAATGATAAAATTTGTTCTAAATCATTTAACTTATTAGGAAGTATTTGTAAAGCCTCTAAAATCTGATACTGAGTATCATCATTGTCTTGCGTTCCGGTTGGAGTAAGACCAACAGTTTGAAGCAATTTATAATTATTGGTCAAAATATCACCATAAATTTCCTCTACAACCGGAGTACCATCTAAAGTATCATCTTCGTTTTGGATTGTACTAAATGGAAATTTAGGATCTGAATTTTGAGGTACGGCTAAGTTTTTTATTGTTCTCATATTTTTTTATTATAATTGTCTAACGTCCATGTGAATCTTCAAACTTTGCAAAGCAACATTTAAACCTCTAAGAGAAACTGTAAATTGAGTTGTCGAAACCGGCCTAAAAATAATTCCGCTTATTTCGTTGTCATTTCCAATAGAACCTTCACTCTGAGGAAAACACTCTACTCTATAGTTAAGGTTGTCCATAGCTACAGGCATTGTAACCAAAACAAACGATTCATCATCGCCAGGAGTTGCACCTGCAGTGGCAACTGCAGAAGTATAACCAGAAGTAGGCAGAGATCCAGAACCTCCAACATCTAATCCACTGAACCAACCTCTATTTCTTACGCCGGATAAACCTGCAAGTTGATTGTATTGCGATATTGACATTAAACCATTTTGCGAAGCACTTGACAAATAAGTACCGGAATCCGCTCCATTTACCCTTCTGGCAAAAGTAACCTTATTTACTAAAGGAGTAGTGGATACTAAATCACTTGTGCCTGCATTTTCCTGAGCTTGAGATGCTTTTTTTAAAAAACCCAAATCAGTCACCATTGCTTCTAAACTGTTCCAATCTGCAATTCTAATTATAGAAACTCCAACATTTGTTTTTATAACCCTAACATATTCACCTGATTTAAAATTACCTGAATAAGTTACAGCAAAAGCAGTGTTATTTGATCCTTTAATTATAGTTTCAGAACCTTTATCTGCGGAGGCCAAACAAACCAAAAACTCATTGGTGTTCATAAATGATAATTTTATATCAACACTTAGCACTGTTCCATCAGTAGCTAAAGGATATATATAATCGTTTTTGGAAGCCAAAGCCGATAAAGCAGTAATTATTTGATAACCGTTAGTTTCATTGTCCGGAAGCCCACTTGGCAAAATACCATAAAGCCTCATTAGTTTGGAAATATTTGAATGAAGATCTCCATAAACATTTCTGTCTACAGGCGTTCCATTACCAGTACCCGTATTGTCCTTAATTCTTCCATCTGGATAATTTGCCGGATCGCTATTGTCTACGTTTTGATTACTCTTTAATGGTATCATATTTTTTTATTTTAAACAAAATTAAACATAATTGATGAAAGTGAAAGCTGCTAAATGAGCAGGCTTCAATTTTAAGACAAGTTCTCTAAATTCTTCCTGTCTTTTTATTGGTATTTCGGCCATGTCTCCTAAAACAGCACCGCCTATAAAGAACGTAGCCCATAACCTTTCGTCTGAAACAGAATATGGTTCATTTGGTCTATATGAGTTTGCAATTACCTCAGATGTTCCTCCACCATGTTGCATTCCAATTCCGTGCTGAGAACCTCCACCGTGTTGAACTACTCCGGAACCTTCCGAAATTATATCACTAGGCTTTTTATATACCTTTACACCTCCTTCAATAAATCCGTTCTCAAAAACATAAACATTGAAACCTGCAATTTGTAATTGATATTCAATATAGTTTTTGTGTTGTCTGGCAGGAACATTTCGGCCTCTTGCCATTCTTCGTAAAATAGCTGCCCTTCTATCTTCAACAGGTAGAGTTGTATCTGTAACAATTCCAAATCGATATTCCCATAAAGTACAATCATCAGCATTAAAATTGTTATTGTCTGGGAAAACAGAATCTATTGTAGAGTTACAATCATTTATAAATCGGATAAAACTCACATTGAAACCAAGATGTAAACGATCCATAATGCTTCCTTTTATCATGTTGAAAGCTCTACCTGTAGGGTAAAGTTGTGATGCTAAATCGGACATTATAGAGGACAAATTTCCTATTCCAGAAGTTGGGAATCTATGCGGAGTTTTAAAGCCATGAGGCGTTTTGTTTCCGTGTACTGTGCTTTTTTCTGTTACTTCATACATGCTACACGTAGTTTAAGTTTCTTAAATAAGGGATATTTCCCAATGTAAATTCATAAGATGTGACTGCGTTTCCATCAACATACAACTCAAGTGTATTGAAGAAATTTCCATTTATCAAACTATCTGTAACAACTGATTGAACTTTTCCGGAGTATAATACGTCATTTCTATTTCTCCTTAAATCGGCTCCTGAAATAAAAGGCCTAACATCATAAATAAAGTCAATTACACTACTTTCAATTGTGTCTTGAACAGATACAGAACCATCATTTAATCCAGATATTGTAATATCAACAGGCACAAGTATAATAGGTAAAATATCAGGATCTGCCTGCATAGGCCTTCTGCCCCTTTCATAAGTTGGCTTTGTTACATCCGGATCCATTTCAATCACATCTTCAACCTCATTTAAAATTGATGTGCTTGGAGTTCCTTTACCATCTGTACTATCAGCTAATGTTGCTTCGACATAAATTTCCATAGTTCCTGTATCTACATCCTTGACATATGGATAAATAAGCCTGACTCCTTGAGCATCTGTAGCCCATTGGCGATAATCTGCTCTTGAACCTCCCTGTGGCTCTAATTGAATAGCATTCAATGTTGCCTGTCTGTAAAGTTCAATTGTTTCTCCTGCTTTTGGCTGTTCCAAAACTTCTAAAACAGAAACGGTCTTGTCAACCCCAATAACAGGTTCTGTGATAGTAAGATTGTCAGCCACATTCAAGTTATAAACAATTCCTGCTCCAATTGACCTAACCTCAATTTCATCATCAGTTCCTGTCAAGGTGTATTCTGAATCCAAAATATATAATTGCCCAGGATTCAAAGTTCCTTCATTCGATTTAAAAGTAAGATTAACTCTTAAAACAGATCCGGCCACTCCTGTAACTGCTAGTTTAAATGATCCTATAGAATCTGGAAAAGGATTTCTATTCATGTAAATCATACCTTGTCGCTCAAGGGTGCCTCCCTGATCAATAGTAGTGGCTTTATCTGGAAAAATATTATCCTGAACATCACTCAAGAATAAATAAGCCAAGTGGAAAAAACCAGACATTACTAATGAAAAAGCATCCAAGTTTTTTTTAAGATAATCTGTCTGTAGATTAAGCTTGCTTCGTAGATCATTAGAAATATTTGTATATAAATCTTTTATTGTTGGGATAGGTTTCATCTAAATTATTTTTTCAATTATTACTTCTTTTTTGGCATTATCAAAAACTAACTGCAACAACTTGTTTTGCTGATTTGTCTTGCCGCTTATATTAACAATTATTCTCAAACTATTAGTATCTAAAATTTCCACATCAACTGAGAGAGTAACTACAGCAACCAAATAATTAAGATCCTGATAAATGGCCTGTATAATACTCATTCTCCCTGAACTATTAAGAGTAGTATTTAAAATAGTTCGCTCAGTTTCTGAATTAAATTGTTTAGTTTTAACATCTTTCCAAATCAATGAGTTTCCCCAATAATCATATCGATCTTCGGTTTCTAAATAAGAAGCTTTTGTACTCTCCTGAACGTTGCCCCCGAACAATGCTATGTATATTTGCTGATACAAAGTTTCTCCCATCAAAAGATCATTGTTCACAATGGAAAAATCTCCTCCACTACCACTTTCAAATAATGCTATGTCTGTTGTATTCATAAGTTATCTTTTTCCTGTTGTACTAGTTGTTTTTACAGCAATTCCACCTGTGTTACTTTCATCTACAGACTCAACAACCCCTCCTGGATCTTTTATGTTGATGTTCAGTTCTCCGTTTTTACCTGAGAAATCTTTCATAAGCTGATTTACGTTCAATTGATTACTTCCTGCTAAGTTTTTAGGAGTTGGCCCTTTGTCGGCTGCATCTCTTTGAGCTCTATAAGCATCACTAGCCATAGCCGGAGCACCGTTAGAAAATAACTGAGTGTTTTTAGAAACAGCAGCTATTGGAACTGTTGCAAGTCTGGCCGCTCTATCTGCTTTATCCTGTTGGTTTTTGTTTATAATTCCTGCTATATTTTTATCCATGCCAATTCTTGCACCAGTAACATTAGGATTATGAGTTTCCATTAATCCTTTTTGCTTGTTAAGTTCTCTGGCTTGAATTTTTGTTGAGTTTTCCCATGCACTATTTTTACGGTCTAAAGATCCAATTTGTTTTGAAACCATATCTTCAGTAGATCCTATAGAATCAAACATTGCATACGCCAACAATCCCAATGCCGCAACAATCAATAATACTGGCCATAAAACAGCAAGTTCGGCAGCCGCCATGCTCCAAAGAACCGCGGTTAAAGACTCTCCTGTAAGTGCCGCAACAGCCTGTGCTGCGGAAACCCCTAATGTGATTGCCTCATAAGTTCCACTTAACCAAGTTGCAAATGCAATTGCTTTTCCAAGACCATAAAATAAAACTGCACCAACTTTAGCTACAGCCCCTAAAATCAATAATGCTAACGAAGCCTTTAATAAAGTGGAAGATAACCAACTATTTCTTTTAGTCCATTCAGTAATTCCCTCTACAGTAGGAGTCAATCTAGCGACAAATTCATTTATTCTTGGCAATAATTGATCGCCAATAGTTATAGCTAAAATGGTTGCGTTATTTTTCAATCTTTGAAAACCTGCAGCAGTGGTATTTTGTTGCTTATCAAAAGATTCCGTTAAGGTGTCAGTTCCTCCGGTCATATCTTTCATTACTTTTAAGTACTCGTCATTCAATGGACCTAAAAGCGAAAGCATGGCGTTAAAACCTTCTTTTCTACCAAAAGCTTTAGAGTTTAAAATACCCATTTTGTCGGCTTGATCTCTCACCAATCTAAGAGTTTTGACTAAACCTCCGTTTTTCTTTATAAATTCCGGAATGTCTTTAGCGCCCAAAGCGGCTAAAACTAACGACATTGATTTTGCGGGTTTAATTAAAGCCGTAACAGCAGAAGCCACCTGTGTTTGAGCTCTTGAAGCACTCATACCAGTAGTGGTTAAAACAGCTGTGGTTGCTAAATATTCTGCTAAACTAACATTGGAGTTTTTAATTAAAGCGGCACTGTTACCGAAAGATGTAGACAATTGATCTACCGTAGTTTTACCATATTTTACCGCCTTGAAAACCATGTTAGATATGTTGGCAGATTCCGTTCCCTCCATGTTAAAAGAGTTTAACGATGATGTAAGAATGTCAACCCCTTGTTGAGTTGTTCCAAGTCCGGCAACTGCAAGCCTACCAGAAGCATCCAAAACAGTCATTGCATACTTAGCGTCAATTCCGGCAGAAACAACATCGTAAAGCCCCTCAGTAAGCTCAGAAAGTGGCTTTGGAATTATCTTTGACATGTTTAAAACGTCTTGACCCATTCTGGCCATCATTTCAGGAGTAGTATTGTCAATGGTAGTGCTTACCGTAGCCATAGCCTTTTCAAACTTAACCGCTTCGTTTACCGCATATCCAAGACCAGTTGCGATTGCAGCACCTGTGTAAAGCATTGTTGTCCCGGCTGAATTAAATCTTCTTGAAGTTCTCATTGCGGCTGCCTCAGCAGTTCTTCCAAAGGCAGAAGTCGCGGCAGTCATTTTACTAACAACCCCACTAAACCTATCCACTGCGGTGAATATAGTAGGAACTCTCATTGTTGCAACTCCCATAGTATATTTTTTTATTAAAAAACCTCCAACAGACTTTGACTGCTGTTGGAGGTTTTAGGATTATTTTTTGGACTTCATCTTCTTTTCAATTCGAATAAGTTCATTGTACCAATAAACTATTCCCCTGAAATCCAAATCATCGCAAAACATTTTATTAATTTCGGTTGGGGGCCAATGATGATAATCGACAATACTCATAATCATATTATCTAAACCATCTACTCCCCAATTATGAAAAAATTGTGCAAATCTGAGTAACTACATCGTAATCAAAATTTGAATAGTTGTCAACCATTATCTCCGGCTGATCTGTAATGTAGGCTGTCATTTTTAAATTAAGTCCCAAAGGATCTTTCTTTAAATCAATTCCTCTTGCCAGATCTCGCAAAGTTGTAGGCTTAATTCTTGTTTTGAAATTTATAGTTTCTAAAACTACATTTCCAGTACTTCCTGTTACTGGCTCTTTTAGTTTTAACACCGGAATACCTGTTCCATCGAAAGATAAATAACCTTCCATAATTGCATCTAAAATGTCTGGATAAGTTTCTTCTATCTCATCACGATTAACGGGCCTTTTTACAAACCTGTTTATTAAAGTTTCAATTTCCGTTATTGCGATTTCCTTACTAACCACTGTTTTTGATTTTGCCATTATATTTGAATTTAAAATTAAATTTGTTCTAATTCTCTGCTACCTGCAACTTTAAAGGAGATAGTTCCTGCATTAGAATCGGTTGTTATATCCCCAACAGGCCTTCCTTCACCTTTCAAGATAGCTCCTGAAATAAAAGAAAACTGCCAAATACCCATAATTGGAGATGCCGCCATAATATTAAGAGCTCTCTCTTCAATTCCTGTTATTTGGTCATATGCAACCGGGCCATCAATTGACCAACGAACTCTGTTTAACTGCGACATCATCTGCCCGTTTGAAGTTACTTGGTTAGCGTCGTCATTTGCTCTGATACCGCCTCTGTCAACATTAAATGTTTCATTGGCTTTTGGAGCAAATCTGTATGTATTACCATTGTGGTTACAAACAATCTCTAGTACATCTCCGAAAACAAAATTTCCCATATCTTTTTATTTTTAAAATTAAAATCCTGCAGTAGCAGTTGTACTTTCTATTCGAGCAATTCCTGTTCGTTTGTATGGGAATGCTGTTTCAAATCTGTTTGGATTTGTTTCGCTAATCTGAACTCTTAAGTTTGATTTAGAAAAAGAAGGATCTTTTATCAAAGCTTTTTCGGCCAACTCATCAAACAAGCTGTTAACCTGGCCTTTCCATTCTTTCGGCTTAACACAACCATCAACGTCAACAATCTGATTATCCTCAACCAATGTTTTATCTTTTAAATAAAGAGTCTCAATTGTTCTGTAGGAATCACAAACATTCCAGTCTAAATTCAAATTACGCACATAAGAGTACTGTAAAGGAACTTCTCCGACTGGGTGATATGTAGTTACCAAATCCTGAATTACATACGCTCCTGCTACCAATGATACTGTAGAGCAACCTCTTTTTACAAGATAATCTCTATTGTTGTAGTCATTGAAGTCTCCAATGTTTCCATCAGAAGGAACTGGCATGTCTGGATATGATAAATTATTAACATCTAAGTTTGGAGCATTTTGATAAACAACTGCTGCTAAAGCAACAACATTTGCAGCGGCCTCATAAGTAAAACCTTTTGAATTTGGAGCAGGACATAACACGTTTGTAACCTGATTAATTCTAGCAGGAGCATCTGTAATAGCAATTAAGGATGATCTTGTAGATAATTTGCTTCCAAAATATGCACAGAACGGTTTGAAAACTAATCCGGACCATCTTCCAGTTGGATTTATTTGATTTGGCACTCCATTAAATGATTCTAAAACATCTAATTGAGCCTCACCATAAGAATTGATAACTATAGTGTTCCAATCATCTCCAAACTGAGCTAATGCTGCAGAAATATCTACTGATCCTGCACCATCTGTAGATGTAGTTTCGCTATAGGTTAATCCGGCAGAATTTGTTCCGTAATTAATGGTAATGTTTAATTGAGCGCTAGTAGTTCCTTTCCACTTAGAAGTCATAGTAGCAACTGCTAAAGCAGATGAAGCAGTACATGGTGCAGCTAAAACTGAATTAACAGCAAGTGCTATTTTAGCAGCAACAGCAGTCGCAGTATCTCCAATTACAACATCAAAAGTGTATTGCTGAAAATCTAAATTAGTTCTTCCATTTACAACTACAGTATGGGTTGCATTAGCCGTAGCGGTCCCGGCAACAGTCCACGCTCTAACAGTAGCAGTAGCACCTCCTGCTGTTACTTGAGGAAAAACAATAGTTGGAATACCACCAACTCCATCACTTCCTCTTGGTCTTAATATTCTAGCAATTGAGTGAAGTGGAGATCCATACCCCCATCTTTCAGCAGCCTCCGCTTCACTGGTGAACTCTACTTTATCAGTTGTTAATCCTGATTGATTAGCCGTGTTAGCCTCTCCGAAAATAGCGATCATTTGTGGCAGATTCTGAGTTTCATCATTGAAGAATCCTTTTTTAATAACATAACCGCTAGTTCTCGAAATTCTTTCAAGACCAACGGCAGTAGAGATTGTACCCATAACTATATTTTTTTAATTATTAATTGTTGAATGTTAACATGATTCCTTTGTCTGTTTCATCATAACTTATTAAAGAATCATTCCCTAATAATGGAATAGAATCCCATAAAGCCTGATTTTCCTGAATCCTAACGATATATATAAACCTGCAAAAACGAATGTATGATCCGTCATAGTTACTGTGATTTCCAAAGTTTGAATAATCCGTGTCAACCATGAACTTTTTAATGTATTTCCCTCCAATTAATCCAGGAGGAAACTTTAATGTAGGCATTTTACCAGAGCTTAAAATATAACGAATAAGTCCGGAATATCTGTACATCTTTCTTTGAGAAATAATACTTGGTTCTACGCTTCCATGACCCCAACCAGAACAAAATAAATCAATAAAATACATTGTGCCTCCTTGAGTATCTTTTTGAGTATAACCATCAAAATCATCCTCTCTTAAAGCAACAGAAATCATCACATCTTCTTCTTTTCCAAAAGGTTCAATACGCTCTAAATAAATTTCTACATTATCTTCAAAGCCTTGTAAGGTGTGTTGATTTGCAATTTCCTCGGTTAAAATTTCAGCAATTCTTAAGCCTACTTTTTCAAATCCTTGTTGACCAATTGGTTCTGTAATTATAGCTGCCATAATCTAAAATATATAATCTCCAAGTCCTACATCTATAAGGCCTAAGTTTTCGTCTGGGAACACTTCTCTAACGATATAACTTTTTAAAATTCCAGAACTATCAACAAAACTTATTTTGTGTCTAGCTAAGTCAACCTCTGGAATAGCGCCCATAGCTTTTTTACCAGTTCTGTAAGGATAACCAAGAGCCGTTAATTTCGATTCATCAATGGTAACATGTACATTTTTAGTGTTTACCTGATTACCATCTGAATCAAAGGAACCTGAATGCTTAACGGCCCATCCAGTAATATTAATCGTTAAACTATTGTCGGGAGTTGTCATTTGTATTTCTACCTGATAACCACCACTGTTTATAAAAAACTTAGCATCTCGCTTAATTAAATTGAATAGACCGCCTGGCATAATTTATTTTTTTGTTAATGACGCTTTAACTTCGTCTTTTTTAGAAACTGCCTCGTCTTTTTTAACTTCTTCTACTTTAGCAGATTTAGTATTCTCATCTTTAGTAGCATCATCAATATTAACTTCTTTAGCAGGAGTTGCTTGCGCAATAAAAGTGTCAAACTCTTCTAAACTAGCGTTTGAAATATCTTCGTTAGAAAATAATACGTTTGTGTCTGGGAGCGAAAGCCCTACTAAATCCTCTGAGTCAACTGCAACAAAACCAAGTTCAATCAAAGTATTTCTTCTGCTTTCCAAAAGAGCCTTAGCATCGTCACCTTTTTCTTTGTTTTCTTTTTCCGGATCCTTATCTAAATCTGAACTATCAACAATTTCCGTTTTTAGTTCAGAAAGCTCCTCATCAGTTAACAAACGAATAAATTCATCTCTAATCAAATCAGAGGCATTCGTTTGTAATTCTGAATCATCAACAACTTCTCCTGATTTAGCAAGTCTGTTATTTTTAACAGACATTGCTATTGGTAATACTTTATATTTTGTCATATCTATAAATATTAAGCTAAAACTTTCATTGTGTACATACGATCAATTGTAACCGGAATTACTACAGGAGCAGAAGACATTTTCATTCCACTTGAAAGAGTTCTTTCATCGTAAAATGGTCTAATTAAGTAATCTGTTTCAATGGCTGCAGGAATTTTAGTTGAAGCACCACCAACAGTTGCGTTTTTCATACCTGGTAAAGCACCGAAAACTGTTTTTCCAACGAAATTTACTGGCAAAAGAACAACTATTCCTTGATTTAAATAGTAAACATCATTTCCATTATCATCTTCATATAACTCATCATAACTCCAAAGATTTACTCTAAAATCTCCGGCAGCAAACTGACCGTTAAAAGTAAACCCAGTAGAATCTGAAAACTGAGGCATTCCGATATTCATTCTGTCAATGTGTCTCCAATCAGCATTTGCTTTAAAATCATCAGTAGCCATTAAAGCTGCAATGGTTTCGCTTCTACCAACATAATTCAAAACATTTCCAGTAGCAGTACCTCTATTTCTAAGGAACTTACCTCCTTTTGCTATATCAGCTAATGGAGTTGCAGTTGTCTTGTTACTCCAATAAACACCACCTGAAGCAACTAAATCTACCATTGACTCTGCTTTACGTCTATAAACAATGTTATCTCCGTTTACAAGCGTTACAACTCCTGTTTGCAATACATCTGCATGTTGTTTTCTAATAGATCTTTCGATCATTAATCTTTGCTCAACAAGATTTGTAAGGGCGTTTTCTGCAATCATTCTGTTTCCATCAGGAGAATTTAATGCTCCAAACTCCAAAGCTCTCATGTAAATTTCGTCTCTATTGAAATAGTACTCTAATTCATAGTATGGAGGTAAAATCTTGTTGTGAGTAACTTTTGTAGATTTTGTTGCTTGACCTTCAGTAAATCTCTCTACATCAGAAGCAATTTTTCGAGTACCTCTCTGAACCTGAATATCTACATAAAATGATGGGGTTGTTTCTCTAGGAAACCAAGAAGAAAACCCCTCTGCTACAGGAATTGACTCTTTAAAAGTAGCAACAACTTTTGAGGTCATTACTGCGCTGTGTTCTATAATACTGATTGCCATGTTAGTTATCGAATTTTGATAGCTCAGTCACGTTTTTAAGAACGAAACCTAATGCTGTTAATACATCTTTTAATGCTTTTGAGCCAACGATAGTGTCTAAAGTAACTCCTAATGGAAGAATTAATAAACCCGCATCTATATCTCCTGAAAGCGCATAATTAGCATTTACAGAAGCTGTATCTGCTAAAGTAACGACATCTCTTATTTTAAGAATACCAATTACGTTTGCTAAAGTTGCCGCAGTAGCAGGAGAAAAACCTTCATCAACTCCGGCAGTTCCATCAACAATAGCAATACTTGGAGCCGTTCCAGTTCCGGTTGCTGCTAAATTTGTTTTTGGACCAACAGTAGATGCAGTAAAAACTACTTTTGTACCATTTGAAACAGAACCTGTAGAATATCCTGTTAGAGTCCCTGAATAAGCACCTAATGTAGATCCTGCACCCGTAGTGGCTCCAACTGCAAGATTAGCAAATGCTGTAGCTAATTGTGCCTGTGTTGTAACACCAGTTGAAGTGAACGTTAATCCTGCAAGAATCATTGTTTGTCCTGCAGTTAATCCTGCAACATTGAATGAAGCAACAGCGGTTTCAAAAGTTCCTGAGTTTCTAACAACTAAAATTCCATCCTGAGCATCTAAAGACTCTCCTAAATTGTTTACAAGTTTACCAGTATTGTAACGATTTCCGTAAAGGAAAATTTGATCTAAAGAATAATCAACTGTAGATTGATTTCTGGTTGCATTTCTTTGTTTTGCGTATATCATGGTTATTGTTTTTTAAGTTCAAAATCCATTGCTGAGGCCAATTCTTTTTCTTTGGCTGTCAATTCTACCTCTTCTGTTGCGCTTTCAGGAGTATTGATTGCAGGAGCATTGTCAGCTATCAAGGCATCAACTTTTCCTTTTTGAGCAATCGCAACTAAGAAAGCGTGTGATTGAGGTTGACTGATTGGTTTGTTGCTTGAAATTCCTTCTGCAACTGCTTTTGGATCAGCTTCATTATAAGCCATCCACGATGCTACTCTCTCCTGTTCGCTTGTTACTCCCTCGGCTACGATTTCTGAGTAAAGTTCCGGATGATTTTGCTTTAATTCCGCTTTTGTCATTTTATTTGAATTTAAATTATTATTGTTTGAATTACTCTCTGTACCTGAATCTGATAAAATCATTGAAACAACTTCATCAAAACTTGCAATTCCATCGATAAAGCTACCTACCGCATCCTTGCTGAAAACTGTGTGACCATCATCATATTTGCTCCCGGCTAATATTGGTCTGTTTGAAATAATACTTTGAAGAAAATTTTCATTTACAGGATCTAAAAGATTGTCAATTATTAATTTGTAATTATCTTTTTCAATAGCCTGCTCAAAATCTTTATTTTTCTCAGTTGATTTAGTGGCATATAAAACAATGTGCTTTTCTCCATCCTGATCAACAGTGCCATTTGGCTTTCCAGAGAACTGAATCATTGTTCCGGCACTTCCTACGATGTTCATCCCATCTTCTGAATAAATTCCGGTACATGCAGATATAATTCCATAACATGCAGATCCGGCCATTCCTCCTTTTTCAACAACAGCATAAACTGGTTTTTTTGCTTTAACTTCATTTATCGCCTCCTGCATTAGTGTAACCGCTGCACTTGAACCACCACCAGAATCAGCCATTATAATGAATCCTTTTACCCTGGAATCTCTTGACATTTGAAGCATCTGTTTTGACAAATCTTTTGTTCCATAAGAAGAAGTTCCACCGTTTTTTGTAATTGGCCCGTTAAGATTTATAACTCCAATTCCCTCAAAAGAATCTGTATTATTAAGATTCCATGTGTTTTTAATTATTCTGGTTTCGTTGCTAACTTCTAACAGGCTGATAGAATTAAGTTTCACCTCCGGAATATCTAAAGCCACACCATTTTGAAGGTTTCGTAAAATAGATGATAATGACATGAATGACATTTTATCAACTGACCACGGAACACCGTAAATTTCCTTTGCTAACTTGTAGTCGAAACTCATATAATTTGATTTAGATGTAAAACAAAAAACACCCGAACCGTAATTAAACGATTGAGTGTTTTTTAGTATTTTTTATCGAAGTTATCACAACTTTGAAATTAAAATTCAAAGCAAAGATATAAAAACTTTTTAATTAATAGATTTTATTTATTATTTTGAGTTTCTGGCAAAGTATTCATGTCGATGGCTAACCCATTTTCAATTAGTTCATGAATGTCAAAATGCCATTCATATAACTTAAGTATAGCTGACTTGTTTTCTAAAACATTATATCCATTCTCAAAATCTCCCAATAAAACGTCATGTCCATTCCAATTGTTTAAATAGTATTTTATTTCTGGACAGTCATTTAATTTTTGTATCGGAATAAACTTTTCACCATTAACCTCAATTTCTTTTGTAAGATCTGACAATGGTTTTAATACAGGTATAATACTTCCTAAATTTATGTATAAATTTAAACAAGATAATATTTCAAAACCTTTAAACGGTCGTATTTTTATTTTCAAATCATAAGGCAAATACCCAACAATATATTTTAATTCAAGTTCCATAATTAATTTTGATTAGTTGTTAATAGTTTTTTAATGACAAATCTCCTTTCAAATAAAGTGGATGTTTAGGAGTACCATCGTTACATAAATCAATGTAGTAAGTATTCAATCCAAAATTTAATAAAGGTTTGTAGTCAGGATTTTTCTTCAATAACTTATTTACGATACCTGAGTTGCCCCATGCGCACACAACTTTATCGCATTGGCTAGCCATTAATTTTAAATAATGCTTGTTTTCCTCTCCTATAGGATCAATGGCAGTTAATAGATTTTTAGGATCTGTTGACCTATAAGCAAACAAGTTACCTACATGCAATCCTCCATAACCCCAACTTTTGGCAAAACCAATACACCTACGAATAGTAGGATCATCATTAGAATCATCAGCAGTAGAAGGATTCAACATTAAAAACATAACCTTTGGTTTTGTATCATCCCAAATTCTATCTAATGCATATCTGTAGTTATTACATCCAGAAATAAAAGCTTTTTTTATCATTTTACTTTTTAATTATTCGATATACTCCAAAGCGTTGCCGATTTCTTTTGCACTCTGCGAGTTATTAACAGACAACTCAATATAAGTTGCCTGTTTCATTTTCAAGTGATCTGCCAGACCTCGCCTGACGTTGTTCACAATCTGCACCCGTTCCAAGTCTGTAAACTCAAACTCTGCATTACCCAAAAGAACAGCCAAAACACTTTCTACGCGCTTTTCCATTTGCTGTTCTCTGGTTTTTTTCTTAAACCGGAGTTTCAACATTTTCTCGTCTTTTTAACATGGCATCTGCTACTTGATAACCTCTACCACTAACATATAAGTTAGCTTCGTCAATACCTAATTTAAGAACAGATTCATGAGTTAATAATGCTTGCATTGCTTTAGCTGCGAAATAATCTCTCAATGTCATTCCTTCGTAGGTTGACCATGTTTGTAAATCTCCATGTTGTTCTACAGCAGGAAAAGCACTTGGATTATGTGGTTTTTTGTTTTCTTTATTCATCTTTTTTTAAGTTAGGATAATATTCTACATATTGAACATCTGTAACACTTATAATTTCACCAGTTTCAAACTCTACATTATGACATCCTGAATCATTTTGGCTTATTTCAGCTACTCCTTTGTTACCTACACTGTAAACCTCCATACTTGACAAGCTTATCGGTTGATTATTTGGATATAACCAAGATCTACTAATACATTTTATTTTATTCATAACTCTAATTATTTTGTTTTTCATTTATTAAATCATCTAAAGGAGTTATTCTAATTCTTAACTCATAATACTCCTCAAAAAGTTCTTTCATGTACTCAACGCTTGGAGAATCAGTAATAGCCAAAGTGCCTATTCCATCTGTTGTTTTTTCGATCCAATCATTTAACACTACTTCGTTTTCTGGTATAATCATAACTCTAGTTTTAAATTGTTTTTATTCGACGCATTTTGTTGCTGTCTTAATTTGTACTCTCTGGAAATCCATGTTCTGATTAAACAGCCTTTTGACTCAAGCGTCTTAGAGTCAGTTGATCCATGTCTAAAAATAAGTTCCTCTTTTGCAAGATTACTAAACAAACCTCCAATTAGGTTTCTTTGCTCAGGCATTTCATTTCCGGCTTCTAAATAAGCTTTCCGGAAATCATTTGCATCAAAAACCTTAAACTGTTTAGTCACCCAGACAACTGCGAAATTAAATAGCGTGCAGTAATCATCCTTATTGGCTTCTCGAACTCGCTTCAAAGCCTCGTCTTTTGTTTCTATGTATTTATCCATTTTCCTTTTGTTTTACATACCATTCTAAATGTGTTTCAGAATCATTTTTAGGCACAAGATCGAAAGTATCTTTATACTGTAAAAACTGAGAATAACTTATTTCTTTTCCCTTAATAATGTCTCTGATTTTATAAACAATAAAGTACCGCCATTCATGTATTGGATTATATCTTTGACTATATCTTGGATTATATCTTTGTTCTAAAAAAACCGGAACAGCCTTTACTACTTTACAATTAAATCTGCTCATAGGCTATGCTAATAAAAGTTTTCCGGCTTCAATTATTTTCTTGTTAAGGAAAATAACATCTTCTACAGGAACATCAAACTCGAAAATATTCAAGTTATGAAAGTAGCTATCATTTGGCAGTAAAGCCAATTGAGACATAGGTTTTTCAGCTATAAACCTAACCTCCCACGGCTGCATTCCAATAGCATTTAAGTACTCTTGATCTTCGGCCAACTCACGCAATTCTTCGTATTCGCTTTCGTATGGCATATAAACAATCGCCTCCATTTTTTTTGTCTTATGAACCTGGGAATTGTTTACCATCTGCCAGAACTCCTTAGGATGCTCTTTTTTAATTAACTCTAAATCACCAGTACTTAAACACGTCACATAACTTGCAAAGTTTTTAGGTTCAAAACATTTTAATTCTGAGATCTTAACGTTTGGAACCAAGAAATCAACTGAACCTGCAACATAATTAAATTTAGGATGCAATTTTGTACTCTTGCTCTGGATCATGTATTCATCTGGCAAATTATCATAAACACGCTTTTCAAGGAATTTTCCCCACGCCATGCTTTGTGAATAAGCACCAAGTTCTACACTTCTGCCTAGCTTTCTCTCGAACATCTTTTCTTTGATATAAGAGTAATAAGCTGAGCTAGCCTCTCCACTTTTCCAACTAGCGCATAGCTTATAAATATTAGAGCTAGTGAAGTTTCCGATTCTATCTCTATTTTCAATCATCTATTTAGCCTTCTTTTTTAAGAAAACAAGGGCCTTGTCATAAGCAATTATTTCCTTGTTTAAGATGATTTCGTCCATGTGAGTACATTCTTCCGGAGTCATGTCAGACTTAACTTTTTCATAAATAGTTTTTATTTCTTCAAGTTTTGCATCTTCCTTGTTAGTAACATCAACATGCGGAATATCATTTACATCTCCATCTGAAATATCGGTTCCTTTGATGGTATTGTAAAGCCATCTTTTAGCCTTTCTTTCTGCCTTTCCTACCAGAGCATCATAAGAAGTGTAATCGTTTGATTTTATAGGAAACTCAACAATTTGTTTTTGTGCTACTTCTCCTTCTGGCTGCCAAGTAATGTTTACCGTTACATAAGCCACTTTTTGACCTGCAGGCTGTTGGATGTTTTTATATTCGAAGTTCTTTTTTAATCCCTTCATTTTATCCAACAAAGCGCCAAAACCCTCTCTGGTTGGGTACATGTTTCCTCCAATAATATTGAATTGGTTTCCAGTAACTTCCAACCCCAAAAAGATTGCCTCTATTAAACACTCACGAACAATTTCTAATGGATAACCTTCACCTTTTTTGGTTATACATTTTCCAGAACTATCCTTTTCTTTTGTAGTGTCTAAATCGGTTTTAAATCCAAGACTCGACCCCTGCAAGGCCATAATCGGCTTCATGTAATCATCTGACAATTGCTCCTTGATAATATCAATTGCGGAACTCATTACGAAAGCCTTTTGAAAACCGTTTACATTGGAAGCCAACACGGTTGAAATTTGTCCATCAATAACTTTAGAGATGGAAAGAAACTTGTTTTCTGGTTTTGCTATATCTGTCATTAGTCGTTTGCTTTTACGGTTACACTATAATTACCCTCTGATTCTTTTGATAAATCATATTTTAACACTGGTTTTTCTTTAGACTTATCAACAGTCCTCCAAATAAGATCCAATATTTCATAACATAATTCCTTGTCTCCTGAGTCGTAGTGAGACTCTGCCTGTTTTATAAGTCTCTCAAGCTTTGGAAACAACTCATTCCTTTTTAAAAAATCATCTTTAAATAAAGGAGTATAACTTAATTCTGGTTTCGGTTCCGGTTTTTGTTTGTTCCACCGCATAATTAAAAAAGATTAATGTTAGTTAATAATAAACCTTTCAAATTGTCTAACTCCAATAGGATGTTATCCAACACAGGTTGAAGATCTTCGTTCTCCAATTCAGGAACCGCATCCCTAAACTCTAAACTTTTCACGAAACCTCTCAATGTTTCCTTGTCTTTAGAGTACTTTCTAATCCTTGCTTTGTTTTCCGCTTTCAACTTGGCTGCATCTGCAATGGCTAATTCCTCATCTCTCTTCTTTTGCTCATCAGCAAGTTTCTGTAAATGATCTTTAGCATCCTGAACAAACTCTTTAAACCAATTATCATCTCTTAAAGCTAAAATAGATTCATTTACATAAATTTTGTCTGACAATTGCCAAGTGTACTCTGCGTCAATAAAATTAACAAATGTTAATTCCTTCAAAACCTCTATTCTTGAATCTATTTTTAATTTTACTTTATTTGCTATTGATTCTGCAATAACGCTTTTAGCCTCCACCAATGTATCTTCAAACTCCAATGCAGTTTCTTCATAAATATCCTCTTTTAGAATTATAAATTCTTCGTTTTCCTCAGTCCAAAAAGTATCGTGCTCATCACTATACTTCATTCCGGAATCCTCTAAACGTTTTTTTCGGATTTCATAGATAGATTCTTTTTCCTCTTCTTCTTTTGCTAAACGAACTTCGTATGCCTCTTGTTTAATTATTGCATCGGATTCAAATAAGCCTTTTTTAGAAGATAAATGACCTGCGTACTCATCATTATCCATTTCACCTAACTTAGTTAAATCTAACGCGACTCCGAAAGCCACGTAAGGCATAATTTCCGTAAGTCTACTAGCCTGTAAATCTGAAATACGTTTAGCTTCAGCATTTTCTTTTTCAAGTTCCAGGTTACGAACTCTCTGAGCTTCATTTTCAGTAAGGGTTTTAACTTTGCTTTCGAGTGATAAAGTAACCCTATCCATAGCCTGATCATAAAGAACATCGAACTCGGCAAAATCAAACTTATCATCACGAAGATCAGCTAACTTATTCTGGTCCGGAACAATGCTTTCAAAAGTCATTTTCTGGATGATGGTGTAGGAGTCAGATTCAAAATCATCTACCTTTTTTCTGATTTCTTTTTCTCTGCGAGCCTCGGCTTCTTCCTTTTCCTTTTTCTCACGCGCTTTTCTGTCCTCCCAGTTCTTAACTTCTTCTTGCCACTCATCTTCCAATGGCTGAGTTATTTCAATTAAAGTAGAAGTTTCAGAACCAACTTCTTTTCGAATAGCAGCAAAGTTTGAAGCAATAAGTTTTTCCTGATTTTGCAATTCAGTACGGCCTTTTACAACATTGGTACGGTGCTTCTTTCCGGCCTCATAAGTCTTGGCATCTGTAATCTTAAAAAAAGGATTCTCTGCAACAAGCTTATTCTGCTTTTCTTTCCATGAAGAAACGTCAATTAGTTCTGATATTTTAATGGCAGCTAACCCCGTTGGAATAGTCATTGCTTCCACTGCCTCCGCAAAAGTTTGACCGAAAGCATTTAATTCTGGTTTTTCCTTTTTACCCTTCATTTGTTTGATTGTTTTGGTCGATTAATAATTTGGCAACATCGTCTTTAAGCATTCCTGCCTGATTCATCTTTGCCACTAATTGAGAAGCAAATAATAAATCATATCGTTGTTTTATTTCAGAGGACATAAGTTCCGCACTTGTTGATACGCTTTTCTCTACAGAGTTTTGTAGTTCTCTAAATTTACCACTTAACAAAGTCTCAGCGGTCATTCCCATTGAGAAATAATCTTTCTCTATTTTTTCCTGAATATATTCAAACAGAGTAATCATTTCTGGCTCAGGATTGTTTTTGGTTCCTTCTTTGATTTTAATCTTTCTTTCAGAAAACACCTTTTGAACAATTCTTGTGATTTCACCATCTTTTTCTTTTTCAAGTTCATCATTTATCTGAGCCCTGAAATGGTCCAAAGTAGTGTCCTTAAACTCCTTCCAAATTGACTGTTTAACTTGGTGTTTAATTTCGCTTAAAATTTGCTGATTAAAAGACTCTCCTGAGCTGTCTCCTTCATAATACTCTTCATATAAATCCTCTAAATCTACTGTTACATTAATTTTCATATCCTTATTGTTTTAAATTGTTTTTAAATTGTTTTTTAGTAATCAACTTCTTTGTTGAAATCAATATACTTCTTATTGAATTTCTCTTGGTACTCATTTACAAAGTTGTTGTAAATTGATCTTAAATTATCAACTACGCTGCCACACATCCCAGATGTTCTTCTTGTTAGAAAAATTGCAATATCTGCTGATAGTATGTTTTGAATTGCTTCACATTCTGATTCCTGATCATCAGACAAAGTACCATCGTCCCAATCAAAATCTCCAAAGCTACCTTCTTTTTGAAAGTATTCATAAGACGTAGTTACAACCATGTGATCTGATAACATCCCTATTACTTCCAGTTCCATAATTATAATTTATTGTTTTTACAAATACTATTTCCCCACTGATAAATAAAGAGGGCCAATGCCAATTTCCATCCAAACCATATAAAAATCAATACGATTCCCAAAACGGCTAACACTATACCAAATATTAGATATAGAATTAATAAATTTATTTTACTCATAACACTTGTTGTTTTTTGTTAATACTCCTTTTCCAACTCCGAAAGTGGCCGATCAAATACCGGATCTTTCGCACAACTGACAATTAATTTACTTGAAACAATTTCCTTCACAATTGGAAACCCTTCTTTTCTTGGCTGATTATTCTTTTCAAAATCAGTTTTTAAAAGTCTAATAGATAATTCATCATAAACTTTTTTTGCTTTAAAATGATTTATACAAGACAATGTTCGTAAGTGGTCCAAATTTGGATTGATTATTTCAAACGTTTCCATATCAATTATTTTTTAGATTCACACTCCTTTACCAGATCCTCAAACTTCAAATCGTTTTCCTTCAAAAAATGATGGATCATCGTTACAACCTCTGGCGCCTCCTTTCGCCAATTACCAACAGACATTAATGAGAATCCAACCTCCTTTGAAATTGAATCAATGGTTTTTCGAACACCTCTGCCCTGAACAATTTTGATAACCCCATTAAAATCTAAAAATACGGGGTGTTTTTTAATCTTACATCTAGCCATAATTATTTGTTTAAAATTTAACTACTGCAAACATAAAGAATACTTTTTCAATACACAAGCTTTTCTTTAACTATTTCACAAAGTATTTTTGGTGTAAATAAAAAAACCAACCGGATTAGGTTGGTTTGTTAAAATGTTGTAACTTAAATTAGAAGGGCAAATCATCTACTTCATCATCATTCAGATTTGTAGCCGGACTAAATTGTTGAGTCTTTGTTGCAGGAGGTTGCTGCTGAGTAGGGCCTTGAACATTAAGCCTCTCAATACGCCAACCAACTATCGAGTTAAAATACTTTGTCTCTCCCTGCGGGTTTACCCACTTACGGCCTCTAAGGTTTATTGAAACTTTTACAGATTCACCTTCTTTATAACCATCCAGATACTCAGTTTTATCCTGAGTAAACTCAATCATAATTGATTGAGAAAATTGCTCGTCAGTGGCTACAGCCAATTCTCTTTTTTTAAAGGATGTAGTCACTTGCATGTCTGGTCCTATGTATTCTATTTTTCCTACTATTTCCATGTTTGTTTATTTTTTAGATATTAACTTATGATTGAGTGTATATATTTCATACAAATCCAAAACTATGCTTTCTTGACTTACACTTATTTTAAAATCAGTAAAATCAATCCACACAGTTCCCTTTATAGCCTTTGAAATAGATAAAGCTTCTCCTATTGCCTCAACAGGATTTCCAACGCATTTAATGTTTATTTCTATGTTTTTCATTTATTTAAGTAACTTAATATATGACTTATTACTTTTATATTCCAACCATTCCCAAAAGCTTTATAAAGTTGAGTGTCTGAAACGCCACAACTTAAAATTATATCTAATTTTTCTTCAGGAACACTCTGTAATCTTCCGCACTCTCTTGGAGTTAGTCTTCTGATTCTGTCTCCTGTTTTATAAAGCCCTGTTTTCGCTCCTCCTCCTCCTCCTAACGCTGATAAGCAAACACTTTTACCTTCGTCAGTATATACCCTTCCTGCAACAGAATTATGTTCGTTATCATAAATGTTCCCAATCTGGACCAAACTTTGTTTTTGAATAATAAAATTATCATCAGGTCCACTTTTAAACACATTCTGTCTAATGCATTTAGATTTACCATTACCTTCTGTTGGCTTAAATTCAAATCCTCTTTTTTTTATTTTTGAGTTTTCATTATGCTTATTTAATCCTGCTATCATTTTTTCACTTAGAAAATATTTATCAGGAACTGAGCTTTGTAATATTGATTTAAGGAGTATTCCTTCATCTTTTGGCTGTGGAATAATACATTTTAAATCCCCAAAAAATCCATCCTGTTCACAATAAATGTTTGTCCAGAACAACCTATCTCTATTTTGAGCACTAACCAAAGAAGCATTTATTCTTATGGGGTTTACACCTATAGCCTGGGTGATTACTAAAACATTTTCCAATAAGAATTTAACGTCTGGGTTGTATTTTTTAATGTCGGTTAATATTCTGATATACTCCCAAAACAAATATGACTGCCCTTCAAATTCAAAATTCTCTTTTTTCAATTGCAAATAATGATCTAATGTTAATATTTCCAATTCACACTTTGTAGACATTCCTTTTCGCTTTCCGGCAAAAGAGAATGATTGACAAGGAGATCCTCCGGCAAAAACATCAATTGGATCTAACTTTAAAACATCTAAGTTTCGAACATCACCAAGTTGAATTGTATCTGAATAAAGAGAGTCATTCATTTGGTTTGGATATTTTTCTATTTCAGAAGAATATCTTTTTCCTACTTGATGTCCGGCTAATTCCATTGCAATCCAAATACACCCCATTCCGTTAAACACACTTAATGTATTATGTTTTTTTTCCTCCATGAATCTTTGATAATTGATGTTTTTTTGAAAGCTCTGGATTGTTTTCTAGTTCTCCGTTATGATGTAGACAGCACGCTTTTAAGTAACGTTTGTCAACATATAAAGTAATATTATTTTCTCTAGCCCATTCGTCGGCATACCCTACGCGTCCCATTGTGTGTTCACAGGTATTGGCTACATTGTTGCATCCATCTATAAAGCATTTAAACTTGGCTTCGGTTAAAACTTCAATTCTAACTTTTTCGTAAACCGGAATCAATGCTTTTCTTTTTTCACTTACTTTAGGAATATTGTAAATTGGCTTTAACTTCAAGTCAACTTTCCGGTTCTTATTCGTACAGGCAGGACTGCAGTACTTTTGCAAGCTATTGTATTGCTTGAAATCATTACAACAGTCCTTATCTGCACAAACTTTTAGTTTGAAATTACCCAACTTTCTCCATTTTTGGAACAGCAGTAATATTCAAACCGCTTGTTGGTTTTTCTACTGTTGATGTAGCCGCCATGTTTTCGGCATCATTACCATCTGGGAAATTAATTTGGCCACCGCCTCTTTTTCCTTTGAAGATAAACAACCAAACTTCTTCCTGAATCTTCTTGAAAGCAACTTCTGCTAAATCACCAATCATAATCTCAGTGTCAACAGAATTGTTAAATGAATCTTCAAATCGAATGATAGGAGATGGTAAACCTACAACCCCAAGATCTGTTTGAAGAGATCCTGCAATTTTGATTCCCATGTTATCATTTTCTTCAGAACCAACAACAGTAATTCCAGTTACATTGCATCTTTCAACTTCCAGATTCCATGAAACCTGAGCCTTTCTCAACAACTCATCGTTCTTGCGATTGTGCTCTCTTGCGAAGTCCCACCCATTATTAAGTCCTAATGAATATGCCAAAACCTCTTTTAACTGGTTAAGTGCAGAAACAAATTCCTCACTTGGTATTTGATCCGCGCTACCCTTCCAAAGAAAGTCTGGCCGACTAACATCAAAAAACTCGAAATACAAACCCTTTTTACCCTCGAACTTAACTTTCTTTAGTTCGAAATCCTTTACAGGAACAACTTTACTCATAATATATTTGTTTTAAAAATTACGCTCCTTTAGACCCTATATTTGGCAGAATATCACATCCGTTTTCCTTTGAACTTACAGACTCTTTTTTTATAAATTGAGCTTCTATTAACTCAATTCTACCTTCGTCGTACCATAAGGCAATTGGCTCTTTAGAAGGATCAAACTGTTTTCCTGTAATTAGGTGACTGGTACATCCTGTCAAATAAAATGCTGTTCCGGTAATTGTACCCTCAAATCCAGTTACTTTTTCTCTTACTTTGTCTCCATTTTTAAATAAAAATTCTTTTAAATGTCCCATAATAAATGTTATTTTTTTAAACCGATTAATACTCTAATTTTACTTTTGGTATCAGCAGGAAAATCCTTGTCTAAAACCCAGTTTGTGAAACCCATATCATAAGTTATTGGCTTATCAATATACTTTCCAAAACTCCAACGGTGAACACCTTCGCTATCAATGTACACTTTTCCTGCGATATCGAAACGTTTTCTGTCTCCCTGAAATAAATCATCAAGATCTTGAACCGTTACATCATCCTCGAAGTTTAATTCGATTACTTTCTCCAACACTCTGTCAGTAGCCAAAACATCATTCAAGGCATCGTGAGCTCCATCGAAATCCTCACCAAAAAGCCTCTGGTAAATGGCAACTAGCGTATTAGGATAAAAGTATCTATATGCTTTCATCGTGTCTAAGAAACTACAATCCCAATCAATGAACACTATTCCCAATCTGTTGAACTCTGCTGAAATCAAAGGAATATCAAACCTGTCTGAATTGAATCCTCCAATATCTGAACCTCTAAACCAAGCCTGTAAATTTACGGCTATTTGTTTGAACGTTGGAGCATCTTTTACCATTTCATCTGAAATACCATGAACTTCTGTTGCAGAAGGAGGAATTGGAATGGTAGGATTAACAAAAATGTTCTTCTTTTCAATGGTCCCATCCAAATGACGCTTAGTTGCAGCTATCTGAACAATTCTGTCGTTTTCAGGATCTGTTCCGGTTGTTTCAACATCGAATGTAATTAATGGTCTGATTAACTTTAGCATGTCTCTGGAATATAGCGTTCAACAACTTCGAATAATTGATTCACAGTATGAACCTCCTCCGCAACTTCATCTGGAATTGAAATATCAAACATCTTTTCAACTTCCATAATAAACTCAACTTCATCCAAACTATCCGCTCCCAGATCATTTACGAATATTGAATCATCCTGAACCAATTCTAAATCGATAAATAATTTGTCTGAAATCATTTCCTTAATCTCCTGTTTTTGGCTTTCTCTTAATTTGCTCATTACTTTTTTGTTTTATGGTTAATAATTTTAAAATTTATATAGAGTTATATTTTTCTAAATAATCTAATCTATCTAATTCAGCAGAAATCAAAGCTCCTGCAATAATTTTACGCTCTTCTTTTGGTTTGTCACAAAGGCGTTCCCACCATTCCAAATCCCAGTTTTCAGGGACCAATTTCTTATATATTTCGGTAAAGCTATCTTTGTCATAATCTACTAACCTAATGGCTGCATAAATTAATTGTCCCTTATCATACCATTGTGGGTTTTTAGCATGATGTTTTGCAGTGAAACCATGATTATCTATTTGCCTTTGTCGCTCTTTAAAAATATGGTCGATACCAGTTATTTCAAATGCCATATCTTTAACAGCCATCTCAAATAAATCTTCATCTGAAATATTGGTATCTTCATTATTGATGTGATCTAAAACTTGATCAGCGCATAACATTAATTCAGCAATTATTGAAACTACCTCATCTCTTGTGTAAACTTGTTTTTTCATTTTATTTGTTTTTAGTTATTAATAATTTCTCCGTGTTTGATAACGAAATACAACTTGCCTGGCTCTGCTCCCCATTCCGGATTACCTGTTCGAATTTCTATTCCGGCATGAGGTAGTTTTAAAATCCTTTCGGTATCTCCTGATTTTGGATAA